TCTGACTTTTTCAGCTCGTCAAGGGCTGCTTTGATGTCGTCTGTCTGATTCTTAGAGGCTTTCAGCTTGTCGAGGTCGAGCAGAGCCTTGACAGCCTTGCTGTTCTTTGCCTTGCTGCCATTGATAGCACTGTCCAGCACGGAGCTGAACTCCATGTCAGCTATCTTCTTCTGATACTCAGCGTCCTTGTTCGCAAGGTCAGTATTGAGCTTGGTGATCTCGCCCTGAAGCTTTGCAACGTCAACTCCCTCGAAGCCTTTGAGCGTTTCCTTTGCGGTGTCAAGCTGGGACTTGTACTCGTCCGCCTTAGCTTTCTCACGGTTGATGTCGCTGCCGTTCTCGGTCATTATCTTGTCGATAGTGTCCTTTTCAAGTCCTAAGCCTTCTAAAAATTCTCGTTTCATACGTGTATTCCTCCTACATTTTTTACGAGTTTATATCTCATTGGTGCTGACAGTTTTACGTCTTATCAGAGGACATAATAATAGCACCTTATCGGTGCTTATTTGCGTTATTTAAGTTCTACGAATGCAACGTTGTCGAAATTATATATTCCGACCCATGCCCCATGCTTCTTGACGATAACTGCATTTCCGTCATATGCGTAGTCATCCCAGTCTCCTCGGTTATAAATGACTGATTCGCCGTTTTTGAAAGTTATCTCAATTTTCTCGAAGTTGTCCATTCTCCTCACCTCCTTCAAATGGGTATAAGAAAACCGCCTTGTTATGGGCGGTTTAGTATAGTATTTCTGAATCACCATTGATTTGTTTATCTATTTCGATAAGTTCATTTTGCAGTTCTTTATACTCCACGCTGTTTTCATCGAGACTGTTCATCTTTTCAGCGATTTCAACTTCTCTTGGCGTAAGGTTTCTCATATAGTTTTCTCTCCTTTCAACAATGAAATCAATTTATCAGCAGTATCGTTACTGTTTCTCACAGAAAAGCATTCTGCTACCAACTCTGTATATTTATGCTTTTTGTAGCCGTTATCGGCATATTTGCTAATAACTTTTGAGATTTCATTTGGGATATTATCGTGGATAAATGACTGGATTTTGCTATCAATAATCTCCTTAGCATTATTATAACCTATTTTTTGTTCTTTTGCAAGAGATTTCACACAATCTTCATAATATTTATGACCAAGTTCATGAAGAATAGGAGCTAACTCAGTTGTATTTGCAAACTGTCCTTTTTGTGCATTAACATACTGTAAAACTTTGGCAGTAGTATCAAATTTGCTATTCAAAAACATTACTCCGCTTTGTGCGTGATAACCACCGATTGCATCTTTATTTAAACCATATTCATCGAAATCAATAACAGCAATCTTTGGCAGTTCAAAATTATCAGGTAAATATTTTTGAACTTCTTTTAACTTCTTTTCAGCTAATCTAACAGCTTTACTTCGCCTTCCCTCGCTTACTTCAGTCACAAGGTCAAACTTGCTGTTTTCAACCTGTTTTGTTGAAATTGAAATATCACCTATAGAAATGTCCGTTATGCTATCAGAATACTTTGGTCTGAAACTATTAGACATATAATCTATTTTCATAGGTGTATTAGTGGCATTTTCAACATATTCAGCGATGTAACCGGGCAAATCGGGATTCTTAGTGTGGTAAGCTCCCCACGCTTCTGCCCACGCCTCATCAGTAGATTTCAGCATATCGCATTTGCTATCTTTAAGCCAGCGTTCAGCGTCCTCAGCAAAGCCTTCGGGGACGCCTTTCTTGTCTGCATAAATGTGTCCCATTTCGTGAAATGCCGTACTTCTACCGTCCTCGTTGAAGAACTGAGTATGTCCGTCGTGCTTTTCAGCATAGGCTTTGTTGCCCTCGACTTTGGACTTGTGTATCTTTTCAGGCGTTTTATACGCTGTGCTTATACCAACAACATTACCGCCCTCGAAGTCATACTCGATGTTCGGATATTCACCGAAGTGCATTTGCAGAACGTCCATATGTACGCCGTAATAGTCCTTTTCCTTTCGGGAGAACTTTTTACCTGTAACTTTCTGAACGCTTTTTCCTGAGCCGATGTATGCAGGTCGTATATCTTCGGGAAGTGTCATAGCCGCCTCATTGAGCAGATTCGCAGTTTCAAGCGGTAAGTCGCTGTAATCAACGTGGCGGACACCATTTTCAAGAGCGAATTTCTCAGCTTCTTCAATGGTCTTAGCAGGTGCGAAACTGCTTGAAGTATCGGGAATTGCTTTGCTCTCATTTATTTTAGTACTTTTTGCATTATCTGCTATATCCACCTTATCCCTCGACAGCAGCTCCTTCCGCTCCTCAGCAGTGACTTTATCCGTGACCTTAGCACCAACAAGCGGAATGCTGACAGGCGACGGCTTGCCGCTGCCTTTTGTATATTTGCCCTGCATGATGTTTCCGAGACCGTCTGCACTGACACGTTCACGCTGCTGGGGAAGTCCCATAGCCTTTGAGAAAGCCGTGTACTCCTGTGACGTACCGTGATACCTTGCACGGCAGTTTATAAGGTCATCTTCGTCAGCTCCGCCCTCTTTCAAGAGCTTCATTTCCTGACGCTGCGCTCGCATGGTCGTTTCAAGCCGCCTCTGACGCTGTAAGGCTTCGTACTTGGTGTACTTCCTGCCGTTGTACTCGACAGGCTCTTTCTCCTGACGGTTCAGCTCCTCAAGCTCCTCCTCAGTGTATGTCGGCTCAGATATGCCAGGAATAACAGGGCTGTAGTCGTGATAACAGTTCGCGCCGCAGAGCCCCTGCACATCACCGAGACCGCAGACAGTCGTGAGCTGCTCCTTTGTATACCACCTTCCGCCCCACCAGTGAGACGGACGAGCACCCGAGTGCCACGATATTTCAAACCAATCAGTACCAAGCTCCTCAGCGTTCTGCTCGTTGACTTGTGCCGTGAGCTGCGTCATACCCGTCATTACAGCACGCCGCGCGGCTACGTCAACGCGGTTACTCCACCCCGTTGCATAGTCGACAGTTCGCAGTCCGCTGTCGGTCATTTCCCTAACGGTGCGTTTGAGGACTGTGTTATAGTCAAACGCTCCCGAGCTGATATCGAGCATAGCCTTGTCAAGAGTGCGCTGATAATAGTCAGCTATCGGAGTAAAACTCAGATGTCCGTCAGCACCTCTCTGAGCGAATCCAAGCGACTGAGTAATGTAATGCAACGTCTCGTTGGTCTGAGCCGTTACGGAGCTTATAAGCTGCTGTAATGGCTCATTTTCTTCAAAGGGTATCTGCACTTTGCCAACTGCTTTGTAAAGGTTCTTGTCACGGACGTATCCGGCACTGATAACGTCACTGAAAATGGTATCAGTGATATCCTCAGCTGAGCTAAGAGCGTCGCTGATTGCAGACTGTATCTCCACCATTCCCATACCGAGCTGAACGAGCCGTGTTATCTGCCAGTCCGCTGAGGACGTTATCTCGCCATTCTCACGTATTCGGCGGACTACATCTGACATGATCCGCATTTCAAGTCCCTTCATAGGCTCGTCCATAGCCATAGAAGTGTGCTCAAGCTCACCGGAAGTATACATTATGGTATCACCTCAGCAGGTTCGGGAAGATGCTTTTTAGCGGTAGCTTCATCCTCACCGTACCACTTCATGCGGTATTCAAGTTTGGACATAACTCCCATACTGACGTCTTGTATATCCTGCCTGCGTTCAGCTTCTTCATCTGTGAGGATGCTGTCCTTGAAGTTGATAGCTATACTGTAGCCTGACGTTGTAGCTGCTTCCCAGAATGCGAGAGCATAGGCTAAGTCCTCGATACAGACACGCAGATTATGCTGTATCGCCTTAACGCTGTCATACTTGCGCTGTTTCGATGCTATTACCTCTGTAGCCGTTTTATCGACCGTCTGAGGATCACTTATATCGCCGTAGCTCAGTCCGCACTGGAACTCTACCTCGCGCTTGTATGTGTTCAGACCTGCTATATAGTCAGCCTGCCGTATATCAGGAGAGAAGTCCTCAAACAGGTTTTCGACATCAACAGGCGTGAATATATCAGCTCCGAGGACCGTCCTGCCGTTGACCTTCTTAACGCCTTGCTCGTCCGCTATGATGCGTCTGCGGGCGGAATCGAATTCATTGTCCAGACGGCTGAACTGTTGGTCTGCAAGGCTTATTGTGCTGAGAGCCTTGTCAAATACCGACATTCCGGCAGCGGAACTGTCAATTATATTAGGCAGCGGATTTCGATAGTAGCCGAAAACAGGCTTATCGGTGTTGTAAACTGCCTTTTCGGGGAGATTTGCCCATTCATCCACGTCTGTGAGATTAATTTCAGCCCCGAGGACTTCCTTTTGTGATGAACGGTAAGCAGTGTTTGTGATGGTGAGCTGACCGTTTTCAAGCGAGTGATATTCAAGCCTTGTATACCAGTAACTGCCTATCTTCTTGACTTCCGGAAAAATGACTTTTCTCAACCGTTTCCAACTGTCATACTCGACAGGGATAAACTCGCTTTGCGGTACGTATTGTACGCCTTTGCCTTTCCCTAATGGTTTTATCACCATTGCACCTGTCGCAAGTCCTTTCTGTAGCTCTGAGGGGAGCTCTGCAAGTGCTTTTTTCATAAGCGTATCAAGAATATCATTATTGTCTATACTGACCGTCATTTCGTTGGTTACAACGTTCGCAAACTCCCTTGTAATGGAACTTTCAAGTCCCAGTGATACAGTTATAGTGCCGTCAGGAGCTTCTCCGCACCATTCAGCTTCGCCTATGTAGCAGTTGTACCATAACTCAATCAGCCTTATCATCTCCTGAGAGACAGCAGGCTTGATGCTCAGAGCAGTCTGAATATCTTTTATCGGGAAGAAACCTTTCCACCAGTTTTGTATATTTGTTATCAGCCCCATTACTGACCTCTTTTCTTCCATTTTCTCTCCGTTGCGTACCTCACAGCGTCGATGCAGTGATCTTCGCCGTCAGGGTAACCGGAAATGATATTGCCGTCCCTGTCACGCTCGTACTCTTTGCCGAGAAATTCCTCAGCAGCTACCGGGCAGCGCCTGTTGTCGATAACTATTTCTCTTAGGCTTTGCAGCCACTTGTATGAATAGCTGCGGCTGTCTGGACCTTTCTCTGCTGGACGTACCGAAAGTCCGTATGCTCTGTAGTCACCGACTGACTTAGGCTCGGCGCTGTCACAGGTGATAAGATCGTTTGCTGTAATGCCCTTTGCTATGATAGCGTCTGCCGTCTCCCGATTGCTCTGCTTGTTAGACGTATATTCGTCCCAGATGAAAAGGGTGTGCTGTGCTGCTGCATAGTGTACTCGCATGAACGCATATTTATCAGGGAAATATCCCCAGTCAACTCCGTTGAAAATGTTGTCAAACGTTGATATTTCCTCATCAGTTATCTCACGGACAGTCACGTTTTCAAATACATTTCCACCGCTGCCATTAGCTTCTCCGAGGTACTCATTAGCATATGCGTCGGGGTTAGTCTCTTTCAGAAACTCCGCTTCTTCAAGGAAAGGCTTCCCCAGCCACTTTTTCGGAACAGTCAGATAGTCCGACATAGTGACTAAGCGGCTTCCCTTCGGTATCCTGATATACTTGTTCGCCCAGTTCGCAGCCGATTTCGGTGGATTGAATGATTTGAAGATATATGCTGTATCGCCGCCGCGGATAGCAGACTGCTCGATTTTACGCACCTCGTCAGCGCCGTGAAACTGGTCGAGTTCCTCAAACCACAGTACCCCGATATAGCCGAATTCGGGCTTGATAGACTTGATCTTGTTCGGGTCATCAGCTCCACGGAAATAGATCTTCTGCCCCGTTTTCTTTCGGGTGATCTCCAGTGGAGACTTGGTGTACTCAAATTCGTTTTCCAGTCCAAGAGCTGCTATCCCCCAGATGATCTGAGCGTACACGCTGTCTTTCAGTGTATTGCTGTACTGCCGCAGTGTCAGAGCGTGCATATCTTCGTGACACATGAGCTGGTCAATGACGTTGATACCGACAAAAGTCGATTTTGTCGAGCCACGTCCACCAGGGAAGACGTACTCAGTATGCTCATGATCTGCAATATCAAAAAGCACCTGTGAAAATGCAGGTGCGATCAGAGCGGCAGGAATACCGTGATATTGTTGCGTGACTACGGTCGTCTTACGCTCGTCACGGTACATTTTCTTCTTAAATGCAAGCTCCTCGCGCCGGACTGACTCACCGTTAAGGTCTGCGATAACTTCAAGTGCTTTTGTATCACCTTTCTTAGCTTTTTTTAGCGTTGCATCTATGATGCTATCGAGCAGTTCAGGATCTTCTTTTATTTTACGTTTGAGCGTCCCTGTCAGATTCCGCGATACTCCGGAAGCCTTGCCGCCTTTTGTACCGTTCTCGACCGCTTCACGACCGCTTCGGAATTGTGTTTCAGGGTTGCCTCTTTTTAGGTTTTCATTATTCAAGGTCACCACCTCAGTTTTTTTGTATATCAGAAAACCGCTCCGGTAATCCGGAACGGCTTCTGGGGTGTGTGGTCAACTCTTTTCAGGGGAAGAAAGCGAAGGCGGAGCGACTGCGCCGGAGAGACACCGTGAACCATATGGAGAACCCGGCGCAGGAAAGTCACGCTCTTCTTTCCGCCTGCTTTCATACTATCACTATACCACATTAAAAGAGGCATTACAAGGCACGAGAGGGCACAGTTTTTCTATTGCCTGCTTCTGCTTCTTTCTCACTGTCCTCGGCGCATAGTGCATGGATTCCGCCGTTTCCTCTATCGTCTCAAAGAGCAGATAGCGATGTATCAGCACAGATTCCAGGTCGTAGTCATTAAGTAACGATATAGCATTCTGGATCTTCTCGACTGTATTGACCGCTTCTGCTCTCTGCCGTTCCACTTTCTCCTCAAGCTCTGCAAGTTTCAGGAGAGCGTTTTCCGTACTGTTTTTGCCGCCGTCAGTCTTGACGGTGTCAGTGCCCTCCCAGTTGATGGAGAGTCCCTGCGCACGCTCCCTGTGCCTCTGCACAAGAATATCAAGAGCCTTTATTTTTTTGTCTGCATAAAATGCTGAGTTGAGCCAGCGTCTGAGCTCCATTTCTTTTACTGTCATATTTTCATCTCCTGAATCTTACCGGTTCGCAGTCAACGAACCTTCCGTGAACTATGAACTCCCATGCTCTCAGCGGACTGAGGAAGAGAAAGATCTCGGCGGTATGCCTGGAGCGTATCAGCTTCCCCGTCCGTTTGTTCCGTACTGCATAGAGCTTATACATTCTCTGTATCCCCCACCTCAGCACGGATCCTGTCATAGAGCTCGTCCGCCTTGCTTGTATCACTGTGGTGAGCGAAGAACGCTCTCCTCAGTACAGGCTGAACCTCACGAAGCAGCTGGCGAAGCTCTCCTATATATGCTTTCGTCTCGGTCTCCGAATAGTACTTACCGTTTATCATCACGGGCATCTTTCCTAACCTCCTCCATTATCTCTCTGATCTCCTGCAAACTCAGCTCACGGCAACCCCTGCCTGTCCGCATCACGGACAAGGGACAGCTCAGGCAGTGGATCTGCTGAGAGCAAATCTGTTCACGGCTCTTAGGGCCGTGCTCAGTCTTCTTCTCTGCTCTGTCAGCGTACTTCCATCTGTACCGGCAGCCATCAGTGCTGCATCCACCCTCACTGCTATGAGCACAGCTGATGCAGTCCTCAGCTGCTGTTCCTAAGCGTCTGATAGTCTCAGCTGCTTCCTTGAGTATGTCATCCATAATACTCTCCTTTCAGAACCATATCGTCCGCAATATCACACATATAGCATAACAGCGGGTTAATACAGTTTCCGTTGCATTCGGGCGAAAAAGCATATTTGCAGTAATAGCACGGAATACCTATCTCCTTGTAAATATCTTCAACTGTTTTCATGGCCTTCCTCCTTTTTCAGATGCTCAAAGTATTCTCTCTCGATTTCACATTCGGAACAGCGACAGTATCCATTATCATCGAAGTTATAACAATTATTCATTGTATAGGGACAGGGCTTGTCATACCATGTACGGTCATCCCAGAAATTGTATTCAGCCATTGTGTGCCCCTCCGTTCGTTTCCTCTATCCTGACATAGATCCCCGGGCGCTGAGCCCAGAACTTCTCTGTGATACTGCTGTATATCTGACTGTCGTCCTTCCAGAAGCCAAGTTTTGTCATAATATCATAGAGTGCCTTGCAGAGGTTGTCTGCGTCAGGCTTGTTGGTATAGGGCTCTCCGTTCCGGTGCTTTCCTTTTATCGGGAAACACCACTTGACTATGACCTGCAAGGTTCCTGTATAAGGCTGCTGAGGTCTGTACCTTGCAAGATAAGCAGACAGCTTCTGCTCAGCATCACTGTTCCCTCTGTCGTAGTACTTTCTATTGCCGTCCTTAATGACACAGCCTCGCTCCTGATGAGTAGCTGTCGGCGGTATCATATCTATGAAGAATTCAGTCATCGCTGTTCTCCTCATCAATACGAGTCTTTCTGCCGAGCGCACACTCATGTATAATATCGTCATAGAGCATACATTTGAGCGTCTGGCAGAACATTATTTCACTGCTTGATGAGAACGAGAGCGGGCAAAACATCTTACTGTTCATTTCAAGAAAGTCTTTGTTTTCTTCAGGTGTGTATTTCATAAAAACCGTCCTTTCTGTTTTCGCCTTAGTGAATGTGAGAGCGTATGACAGATGGCTGGCTATTTAAGCCATCTGTTATAGCTCAATTCACTTGTCTCTAATTGCGACAATTTTTCTATATATTTATATAGCCAACTGTCGCAATTTTTGTCGCAATTCATTTTCGTGTGACCAGCCCGTTTTCAAGAGCGAGTTCATTGCTTTTTTGCAGTCTGCGTTCAATAGTTCTGCGATCAACCCCCAGATACTCAGCTATCTCATGAACTGTAACCTTGCCGTCAACATTCACTGCATTGAACGTATTGATCAGTTCGGCGTTTTTATCAGCAGCTTTAGCCTTTGCATTTGCAGACTGCTTAGCGTGTCCTCTTTTCGCTCCCCTCTGATAAGGAGCGAGTGCGTCATCTGTCTGGAGATCCTTCAGCTCTCCGACCTTGTCCTCTTCATGTATCGGATACTTGAAATACAGATTTCTCGGAGCAAACTTCGGGAACTCTCTGAGCGTGCCCTCCATGCGCCATGCCGTAAGCTGTTCGACGCGACTGTCAGACGCACTGAGAGCCTCTTTAAGAGCCTCGTATGTTTCACGGGATAAGTTATCGCAGCAGAGTTTCAGAGCTGCGTTACGGCTCAGCAGATCGTCCGGAGAAGCGTCCCGGATCACGTCCGGAGCGTACCGGCTCAGATAGTCGGCGCATACGACACAGCCCTCTGTGTTCTTCAGCTGCTTCTGTATGTCCTCAGTCAGCTCGAGCTCTACCATGTCAAGCAGCGCATCAGGATCACGGGCGAACACTCCCGAGCCGGAAGCTCTGTCCATAGAGCGCTTGCCGCCCTGAGATCCTTTGGAGTGATGATGACAGTATATAACAGCACAGCCGAGAGCTGTACAGACCTTGTCGAACTGATTGCAGAAATGCGCCATCTGATCTGCTGAATTCTCGTCTCCGGTAATGACCTTGTATATGGGATCGATGATGACTGCAAGGAAGTTCTCACGCTTTGCCCTCCAGATCAGTGAAGGAGCGAGCTTGTCCATAGGCTTGGTCTGTCCTCTCAGATTCCAGATACGAAGGTTGTGCAGGTTCTGAGGCGGAATGCCGAGAGCGTTATATACATCTCTGACACGATGCAGGCAGGAGGCCTTGTCGAGCTCGAGGTTAACATACAGCACCTTACCCTTGGCACACTGCCAGCCGAGCCACTGTCTGCCTTCCGCTATTGCTATTGCAAGCTCTATGAGGGCGAATGACTTACCCGCCTTGGACGGTCCTGCAAGCAGCATCTTATGGCCCTGTCTGAGTATGTTCTCGATGAGCGGTGCTGCAAGCTCCGGCATATTCTCCCAGGCATCTGTCATATCCTCGAAGTCCGGGAGGTCATCATTGACGGACTCTATCCATTCTTTCCACTCGTTCCAGCTTGCGAATCCGGTATTGGTCTCGACCAGAAACTGCTTCTTGCCGTTTCGCATGACGCCCGGCAGACGAGACAGTCTCGAAGGGTTCCGGCAGTTGCGGTCAACGTGCAGGCCGTTCTTGTCGCATATCTTGTACAGGAAATCCACACGTTCACGGTACTCCTTGAAGCTGCCTGCCTCTACTCTTACGATAGCATGAAGCGACTTGCCGCCGGTGAATACCAGTGCTGCAATCGGAAGCTTCAGGTCGTGCATGATACCGTTCTGCTGTGCTACCGGTATGCTGTCAGATTCGACGAGCGCGTATCTGTAATCAGCTACGCAGTCATTCTTCACGCCTTGACCGTTGAGCGGGTTGAAGCGGATCCACGCTCCGCATTCTTCGTTCACAGTACCGAATACTGATTCAATATCGCCGTTATACCTCGCAAGTTCCTGGAGGAGCTGTCCTGCTGTCCTGTCAAAGCTTCCTGACTTAGGCTTGTACTTGCCGCCGTCAGCTTCGTCCTTCCATACCTCCGTGACATATCCGACGATATCATTCATATCGAAGAGAGCCTCCAGGTATCTCCTGACCTCTGATGCAGGATCCCAGAACTTAGGCTCGTCTATCGGAAGCTCCTGCGTATATTCCGCAGAAGTGACAGCGTACTCCTCGCCGATGATGTCATCCCAGCCGAGAGATCTGTCCTGTCCCTTCTGCGGAGGGCGGTATCCGTTATCCAGTGCCATCTTCACGATAGTTCCAGCTGTTACGGGTACATCGGAGCCGTTGAAGCTTCTCCATTTCTTCTGGCACTCTCCGGAGTGATACCGTGCCGCATCGCGCGCAGACCACTGGTCCCAGACTGAGACGTCATAGCCTGCGTCCTTCAATGCCATGCCGATACTGCACCATTCCTGATAGCTGAGCTCGGAAGGATCGATATATTCAAGTAATTCATCGAGGTTGTCATTCCTGTAGTTCATCTTTCCCTCCTTACTGTGGCACGAATGTTGCCGGATCTACTCCGTTCGGCACTCCTTTCCAGCCGATGCTTGCTATACGTGTTATCATGTTCGTAGCAGCCTGAAAGCTCCACCTGCCTACGTGCTTGAAGCCGTAGCGCTCAAGCATACGTATCTGCTTTGGTGTGGCGAGGCCTTCAAGCTGTCTCTGAGCGCAGGCCCTGAGTATCTGCTCGGCTCTGCCTGCTGTATCAACGGCACTCGGATCGATGCCGCGCTTTTCAAGGTCTTTCTTCTGCGATTCGCTGACGGGGTTCTGCTCCCACCCGAATGCAGGAACATAGCTGCTGAGCGTGTTATCCTGTATGCTCATGGCATACTGCATCGGATCAACGAGCTTCGACTTCCGCTTCTTCATCTTCTCGAGCTTCTCAGCGAGTGCAGCTTCACGGTCTCGGACTACGTCCTCAGATGCTGTCTGTTCAGCCGCTTCGATATCGACAGGACAGCCGGCAGCTGCTATCTGCTCCGTCATCTTCTCGGCTACCTCTTCGCTCTCAGCGATGAGGCAGGCCGGACGGCAGAGCTCATGGCGCTCTGTATGCCAGAGGAAGTCGAGCAGAAGCAGATGATCCTTGCCGTCAGCAAGGCGTGTCCCTCGTCCTACCATCTGACAATACAGCGCCCTGACCTTTGTTGAGCGCAGCACCACGATACAGTCAACCTCAGGGCAGTCCCAGCCTTCCGTCAGGAGCATGGAATTGCAGAGAACATTGTACCTGCCGTCGGAGAAGTCTTTCAGCACCTGTTCACGGTCATCAGAATTACCGTTGACCTCTGCGGCTCGGAAGCCGTGCCGGTTAAGTATGTCTCTGAATTTCTGTGAGGTCTTGATAAGCGGCAGGAATACGACTGTCTTCCTGTCCGCACAGTGCTTTGACATTTCTTCTGCGATACGTTCCAGATAAGGATCAAGAGCAGTCGCAATGTCACCGGGCTTATAATCGCCCGCAGATGTGCCGACCTTTGTGAAGTCGATCTTTATCGGTATCGTGAGGGCTCTTATCGGTACGAGGTAGCCCTCCTTTATAGCCTGCGGGAGCGTGTACTCGTATGCGAGACTGTCGAATACCCTACCGAGGTTCTTCTGATCTCCTCTGTCGGGTGTCGCAGTAACGCCGAGCACCTTTGCTTCACTGAAATAATTGAGTATCACCTGATAGCTGTCTGATATTGCGTGATGTGCTTCGTCGATGATGATAGTATCAAAGTAGTCACGGCTGAACTGCTCAAGACGCTTTACTCGCATGAGAGTCTGAACGCTTCCCACAGTTATCCTGTACCACTGACCGATACAGCTCTGCTCTGCCTTTTCTACCGAGCATCCCAGCCCGGTAGCTTTCATTATCTTATCGGCAGCCTGGTCAAGCAGCTCCCCCCTGTGTGCAAGGATGAGCACTCTTCTGCCCTTACGGACAGAGTCCTCTGCGATAGATGCGAACACTATTGTCTTTCCGCACCCCGTAGGGAGAACGAGCAGAGTTTTACCTCTGCCCTGTCCCCACTCAGCCCAGACTGCTTTTCTTGCTTC